ATGCCCCCGCCAATACTGCTATGGGTACTGCGTTGACTGACCCTGCACCCGATGCGGATGCCGCCGCTTCTAAGATGCAAGTGTTCGCATCAGACCAAACGGTTGAATCAAGCGAGAAGGCTAGACTATCGATGCTCCCGAATAGGTCTAGCTGTTCAAGCGTGAATGGGCCACAAACATCTGCCATTACGCAAAGGTGACAGTCAGAGAGCCACTAGCGATCTTGAACACATCGCCCGTGTCGATTGTCTTGGAAGTGGTCAAAGCACCATGTACCAACAAATTGCCAGTAGTAAGAGCGTCAAAGATACCGAAGTGGGTGAGGGTTCCCCATGAGCCACCAGCTTGCGGGAAATTGATATCTGCACTAGTGCTAGAAGCACCATTAGAGGGAGCAGCAAAAGTAGCAGACTGACGAGCATAACTTGTACCAGTGCACTCAGTACCACTACCAGCATCTGTAGGGTCACTCGTAAACAGTGCAACATAGACAGTTGTAGGTGCTGTGTAGCCAGTTGCGCGGAGAACTTCATTGATTAGAGCATTCTCAAGATAGTTAGACATTGCAGCCATTTTTTACCTCTTTGATAAAGTCATTGCGAGTGGAACACCCGAGTATTGAGCAGATTCATCCGATCTAACCAATGTGTCGATTGCCCTTTGATACATGGTAGCCCATGTCTGAATTCGTGCATCGTTCATGATGTATGGTTCTGCCTCCAACAATGCCGCATAAAGCAAAGCATCGGGAGAGTTAGCCATAAACGCATTACTTGAATTTCCGCTTGCTAGGAATGTCGGAGCAGAGTAATACAGCAATTGAACCGTATATGTGTTGTCCGGCATTGGGGCTAACTGAAACTCAGTCGCCAAAATTGTGTAGTTCAACGGTTTACCGCGAACATGAGAATCTGTGTTTCTGATAAACACCGATGGAGACAGATAAGTCAATGGTTGCGGAGGGTTCCCCGTTACATAGAAGTCTCTAGCCTCAAGAAAATCTGATGGTATCTCTACCGTACCGTCACCACTCGTTGTAGTAGTGGTCACAGATTTGAGCATTTGTCGAATCCGCAATTCTCTGCGAAGTCTCAGTTCTGCAAACCGAATGAAGTCGGGAATCTGATCTGTTAGGTCGCTACGGGCCAAATAATTGGCAACCGCTGTACTGAGTTCAGAGAATGTCGCAATGCTCATACTCGCCCCGGTCTAGTTCTGAAAAAACGATTGTCCGGACTGTTTAGGAATTCTTTGAATTTCTTTTCATCCACTACCGCAAAGCCTCTCATGATGCCTTTTGCGTTTAGATCGTCAATCACTGTTAAAGGAATTGAAGCAACCTTATTGCCAAACATATCATCCGACCATCTTGCGCGTTCATCGTAGGAATTGAATTCCTTTAGATTTTGCTCGATGTTTGCCGTTATGTCTTGGCGTGTTTCAACGATGATGCCGCCTTCGCCATCGGCGTGGGCAACAGATTGACGAAACTGTGTCATAGAAAAACCCCCATGCGGTTAAACATGGGGGCATTCACTCTTAGGGAGTCAAGTCAGCGATGATGCCGTGGGCAGCTTCGTTGTTCACTTGCAAGGTGTATTCCACCAGCAATTGAGTCACTTCCGCATCACCCGTCTTAGCCAACTCGTTGGTTTGGAAGGGGCGCAGATAGGCAATAGAGGCCATGTCGGTGTCCAACACAAAGGCAGCTTCATCGCAAGTGTTGGTAGAGGACATGAACCTGTTGGGAACCACAGAAATCGTCCCGAAATCGCTGAGGTATACATCTGCAGCGCCGATGATGGTCGTAGGAGCATCAGAGGGAGCCATGAAACGCTGTGCAGCGATACCAGCAAAGGCAGAGACCAACTGCTTGTGAGCAGGGTTGACCATCAACACTTTGGGATTGCCACCGGAGGAATACACCTCTTTGACCACAGTTTTCAAAATGGTTTCGGTGAAGGTGCGGTTAGTGCCGTTGGTACGAGTAGTCGTGCCGCTTGCGCCAGCAACACCATCAGTACCAAAGTCACCGTTAGTCGCCAGCCATGTTTGCAAACCACCCAACTTACGAGCAGCACTAGAAGTACCGTTCGTGCTTGCTTGGTTTGACAACAGAGTGGTTTCCATGTCGCGCTTGATCTCAGCAGAGGCTTTAGCCAGTTGGTAAGCCTTTTCAGACTTGCGACCAGCTTTGTCCACAGCTTCCAAAGTGCCGGAGATTTTCACGGTCTTTTGGCTAATCTGAGTTTTGTTGCCCACGCGAGTGGTCACACCAATGGTGGCATCAGATGCCGAGTCCCCTTCTACGGCGTAGTTCGTTAAAACTGCGCTGGCAAGTGAATCCGTTTGCCATTCGTGATTGGTAGCGGTTGCTTTGCCCTTACCAATGGATGACATAAATGGAGTTTCCGTTGGTGAGATCGAGTAGATAACATCGGAAAGATCTTCCCGTTGACCGATAGAGGTGTAGGTTTGATAAGTTGCCATGATTGAATCCTTGAGTTAAACGAACCGTTCAAACGCACTTGCAGCGTCTCGGACTTTGCCGGTCTTCCGCAACTGCGCTACTGCTTTTTTGTGCTGTTCTTGATTGTCTCTTGGCGCAGATACTCCGCTTTTCATCATTCGGGGTGCTTCGGTTACCCTTTTAGATAACTCCGGCTTGCCCTTTTGCAAAGAGGAATACTTCATGCCATGATACAAACTCAGTACAGCACGAGAATCATAGACATTGGCTAACTCTTGGTCTGTCCACCCTATCGACTTGGCGTAGTCCCGAATATCCTTGCGGATTTGGTCGCCGGTCTTTGGGTCTGCGTATCCCGGTATCGAAGAAGAAAGTTTTTGGCTTTCTTGAGCAATGTGGCTTTGGAGTTTCTCAGAATGTTCCGCTTGTTGCTGTTGGGCAATGCGTTGCTGTTCTGCCTTCAAAACCGCAAGTTGTTCCTTGCGTTGCTGCTGTTCTGCTACCTTGACTGCATACCCGATGGGGTCACTTTCCTTTAGAGCATCCAAGTTCTCACCCTTCGTTTGCTGACTTAGGAATTGTTCCATCATCTGCAAGCGTTGGGCGTACTGATCTCTTACCTTGTTTGCTTCGTCAATTTTCGACCGTTCTGCTTCCACAGCGCGGCGTTGTTCACTAAGCGTTTGGGTCTTCTTTGTGTAGTCGGCCCCCAGTTGATAGCCCTCAATAAGTTGATCGAGAGTTACATCGCGTTCTTCTCCAGCCGCTTTGACTCGAAAAGTGCTTGCTTGCTCTTTCTCACCTTCTTCAGAATCCACCAACTCGGAATCAACGCCATCATCATTCTCTGAATCTGCATTCTGTTCGACTTGGCCTTCGGCGTTCGGTTCAGAATCCATTAATCCAAAAAATGCGGATGCAGCTTGTTCCACATTCAGCGATTCACTTCCTTGCGGAGCCGTGTTATCACTCATTTCTAACCCAAGTTGTCAGCACTTACCGAGTGCCACGGTGTAATCTTATGATTACAAAATCTTCCACCGCTTCTTCACAATTAGCCCCGTAGCTGCGATTGATTCAAAGTGGCCTTTAATCGATTGTAAAGCATGAATTTTTAAATATGCAAGTTCTCGCGCTTCAATATCATCCGGCGCAGAGTTAACTATATTAAGCAATTCAGATTGGCGCATAGCTTCCATTTCTTCCAAAAAGAAATCATCCGAAAGTAGATTTCTTGCTCGTTCAAACTTTTCCATTTTGGATACTCGATATGAAATCAGACATTGACACTTGCGGGATATTGGCGAATTGGTTGCCTTGCAGTCCAGCCCATTGAGTGCCACCTAACAGATTGTCGGTGGTAAACAGTGAGTTTAGGTCTATTGGCCCTTGAAAGGTCTGTGTGTAAGTAGGGCTTGCCCATCCGGATATGTCTGACGGTGTGAATGGGAAACCGCCTTGCGCTGTGTCATCCCCACCGCTAGATATGGCGTTTTGTACGGCATTAGCCGCTGCACTTGCGCCAGCCACAGTTAGACCGAGTTTAATCATCCCCTCAATCTGAGACTTCGTGAGTGGGCTTTTTGGCGTTTCTACCGGCCCCTTATATGGGGTTTCGGTTGCATCTGTATAACCAACTACACCGCCAGTTTCATCAACCGTTAGGGTGCTTCCATCCTCATAGGTATATGTCTGTGTGGTCGGTGGGGCTTTTGATAGGTCTATCTGTGTTGTATCAATAGATACGGGTGGGCCAACAAAGTTTGATGGTGTTGTTAGATCAAGAAGCGTTGTATCGATGTCTGTGGGTGGGCCAACAAAGTTTGCCGGATTGGTCTCCGGATATACATCCATCACATCTGAGCTTGTCGGTGCAGGGCCAGCATTTAAGTAGTCCGGGGTAGGAAGATTTTGAATGTAATCAGCGGCTTGTTGATCTGCAATGGTTCCAGCCGCACCACTTATTGCGCCTTGTGTCGCGCCGGTAGTTATGGCTTGACCTATGTTTTGACCAGCAAGCAAGCCTCCAGCAGTACCCGCAGCAGCAGTACCCAATGCAGCCGAACCCGTTGCACCAGCAACATTTTGAGCAACGCCACTTTGTCCAATAATCTCACCAATGACCAATGCTTTGGCTGCGCCTTCAAGGTCGCCAACACCAATTGCTCGGCCTACTCCGATTCCGGTTCCAAGTCCCGGAACAAGCAAATTCAGCGCAAATAATCCAATTGGGTCTATTGATTGAATTGACCGACCTAAATCAGCCAAAAATCCCGATGGTTTTTCGTAGTAACTTACACGAGTAGTTTTTGCAATTGGGGCTTGAATATTGCCGCCACCCGTTGCCGCATAACCCAATTCACCCGTGTCGGGGTCTCTTGCCAATCCCTTAATCGCACCAAATTTAGGGTCAAGTTGTGCAGTATTTGGGAAGTAGTTTCCCAATTGGTCAGCAGGGACTAAGAACCCTTTTGGTGATGCGCCAATTTCGCTTTTTGATAAATAGTCGCCATAGGTTTTAATATCCTCTGATTTAACTCGTGAGTCAGAGTTAGCCCATCCGCTTGGGACTTTGGCCTTAGACAAATCAATGTATTCTGCATTTGTTCCGAGCGTTTTAATCGTATCTTCATTTAGAAAAGCCGGAGAATATGTATACCGTCCATCGGCATACCATCCCTTTTGAATACGGTCTTCCGGAATGAATGCGTACTCAGTCCCACCAAAGTTAAGCCCAATGGCAAATGTTTGATTGCGTGATGAAGCATCACCGGTTCGGTAAGCCCTTGCCCATACATCGTTTGTAAAGTCCAACTGCCCAAACTTTGGGCTATAAATGATGTTTGAATCAACCATTCTTTACCCCGGAATCTCAATGTTTGAGGTAATCCCTGCCCCGACCTTCATTGCTTTCAATTGGGCCTCTGCTTCAAACTCTTGCTTTCTAAACATCATTTCAGCTTCGAACTTGTCCCGCTGTAGCTGCATATCAGCCATTGCCTTTTCACGGGCCAACTGAATATCTGCCTCTGCCTTCATTTGCATACTTTGAATGTCGGCTTGAACCTTTGCCATTGCCGCTTGTGCTTCGGGCGACATTTGCGGTTGTTGCGGTTGTGGGTTGCTCAATTGCTGATCGAGTTCCGGAGGAATGGCTTTGTAGAACTCTGCACTGTCCTTGAATCCGGCAGCTTCCACCATCCGACCGAGAGTGTTGCGGTACTGTCCCATGCTGACCAATGGGTTAGCTGGCCCCATCTGTCCCAATACTTGTTCTTGTTTCTGCAAGACCATTTGCAGCATCGCCATCTGTTCTTGACGGTTGCCAGCACCGAGACCCACATTAATATCCACATCGTATTGATTCGACCACTCTCGCGGGTCAAAGGCCACATACGAGCCTCTCATCCGCACGATACGGGGCTTGTCTTGATACTTGCAGAGAAGGTGCAGAATCCCTTTGAAAAGCGATTTAACACCCGTCTCCGCAAAGATTCGCGCTATCAATTCAACCTTACCCGCGCCAGCAGCTTGCATAGATGCCACAGCCGCAGCAGTCACATTCTGCAAGATAGCGGGGTCTAGCCCTTGTGATGCGTCAGTCACTCCGGTGCGCTTTTGGGCCACAGAGTCGAGATACTGCAGCATCGGGAATGCTTGTCCCGCAACGGGAGGCACATTCAATGGCTGCACTGCGCCTTGAGACTTAATCCGCACCACACCGCCAGCAGTGGCAGTCAACAGATCATCTAAGTTCACTTGACCGTCAACCGCAGTAACCCGAGCATTGTTTGTCAGATAGAGGTTGTCCAAAATCTGACGGGTGATAGTGGTCTTTTGTAACTGAATGTCTGTAGTCCGGTCTGCCAATGATTGACCAAAGAACTTGTGCGGAATGGGAATCGGGCAGATTGAGTGGAATGGCACATAGTCGCATTCTTCGTCTGACAGAATCTCGTTGCCAGCATAGAACACTTGACGAAGTTCAGCGATACCGTCCCCGTCCATGTCGGCCCGTAGGTAGCACTCAAACACTTCAACACTCTGCATCGAGTCATCCATGCTTGTGGAGTCATCCGGTTGCTCACCATTGGAGAACCGAACGAGTCGTTCCGGCGTGTATGTCAGTGAATCACTCGCGGGAATGCCGTCCACAATGTCAGCATCAAACCCCATAGCGATCAAGTCGCTTCGGGTCATCAGCTTACGATGTGCAACGAAAGGC